CTCGTTTGTGGTCGTGGCAGTGTACACGCCGTCGATGATCAGAGTCCTGCGACCGCTTGCAGCCGTTTCGACAGAGACGTTCGTCGTGCGTCTTCCGAGCTGACCATCCTCTATGCCGAGCTTGTCGGCTGGTAGCTGGATCTCGATCGACACTGTGAGGCGCTGAAGGAGTCCTGAATCCTCTTCCGCTGCTTCCTTCGTGATCTCAGGAGTAGCGTTAAACCCCGTCCCGTTTTGATGGTCGAAGCTGTACCAGGTGTCGCGGGTCTGCGTGTCGCCGACGGTGATCGTCAGGCTCTGGTTCGGCTTTCGGAATGCTGTTCTGACTGTCGAGAGATTGTCTTCAAAATTCGCCGGGCTTGTGCCCGACACGAGGAACGAGAACGAGCACGAGAACTCCTCGGGGCTTTCCACTGTCGTCAGCTTGCCGACAATCGGGAAGGCGATGCTCTCGCCATTACCGCCGATTGTCTGGCTGCCATATACGATCGTGAAGTCTCTAGCGGGTGCCATCGATCATCACCTAATTCCGATACGCTTCATCAACTGATCGGTGAGTATTCGGACCTCTCGTTGCTGCATGGCCTTCGCCATCTCTTCCTCGGCAAGACGTATACGCGCAGTCCCAACACCGATCTCGGCGAGCCTCTCAGTTCCAGGAAGCTGCCCGAGGAGAGCTGCATGATCGATATACTTCTTCATGTCGGCCATGACGCCCATCATAGTCTTAGCGGTTCCGATGAAACCAGCGTCTCGCATCTGATCGATTACTTCGTTCGCATCGCTGACGAACTTCTTACTCAGTCCCATCTCCTTAGCTAGCATACCCCAGCCCTCTATTGCCTTATCGAGCACGCTATTAACTCCGTCCAAGCCCTTTTCGGTCAGATCGGCGACCCATGACCAGCCCGATTGTTTCAACGCCTCCATCACCGCCGGAAGCAGATATCGTTCGACTAACTCTATCATCATGACAGCTCCCGCCGCCTTCATCGCGACTTTACCGATCCCCGGAACCGCGATGACGTTCGTTTTCTTCGTCTTCTTCCGGCCTTCTCTGCGTTCTTTTCTTTTGTCTCGTTCAGAGTCCGCCTTGTCGAGATCGGTTTCGAGTTTTACGATGTCGAGCTTGACCTTGATTTTTGCATCGTCGAGCTGGATCACCATCGATCATGCCGCGACGTAGATCAGCAGGGAGATCCAGAGATGCCATACAGCAGAACCTTCAGCAACCGTACAGCTCCATGCGATCTTGTCACCGGGGCCGAGTGCGATGCGCCCTCCTATTTTAATGTCGATCGTCCCTGTATCAGCGGCCGTACTGGCAGTGATATTGATCGCAGAACCTCCGCTCGGAGTGAGCTGCAACGTCACCTCGCCAGCACCCGCGGTCTCGTCGGCACCAAAGCCGGTAACCTCTGCGTGAATTCCAGCGGGTACGGTGTAAGTCAATTTGTCCCCTGTGCCCGTGCAAGAAGCCGAGTTGATGGACAGCAGTTTCGGTTCGAGGATCATCTAACCTCCTACGCTTTCGCTGTGATGCTGGTTCGTGTTATTGACTCGGAGACATGATCGTCGGCTGCCGGTGTTGACGCCCGATCGTCATAAGTCTGAAAGAGCGAGTAACTGTACAAGTTGCCGCCTGTCAACGAGGCATCGGTGACGGTCGTCGCCTCTGAAGCGACAGAGACGAGGTCGCCGTCCTCGATTGTTTCGGGGGCTGTCTCTCCGGAGGCTCTGCGTAGCATGACGCGATACCGATCGAACCGATCCGGGGCGAGAGTCCACGACAAGTCGATCTCTCCTGTACTGCTGCCTGTCGCAGCGTTCAGGACAGGCGGAGGAGGATAGTAGCGACTCGTCGTCACCTTCACGTCGAAGTCAACATCCATATAGGCGACGCTCCCCTGCCCCTCGTATTGCACGGGGATCGGCTGGCTCGACCCGAGGACGTATATCCAGCATCCATTCCCCTGCGACAGATCACCGATCGCATGCTCGATCTGCTCCTCGACTTCGAGGAGCCCATGGCCAGCACTCGCCCCCTCGTCTGTGATGTTCGCACCGACGAGAAGAGCTTCGCCGTAGGCGTCGCCCATGACGCTCTGGATGACTTTAACCCGGACCGTGGCTGTACGAAGACGCGGGTCTTCTCCTGCTTCTGGGTCGCGCTGTGACGGTCCTGGAACGATGACGCAGCAAGGCGTGTTCAGGCTCGAAAGAATCTGGCTCGTCTCGCCGCCAGCGGAGACGATTACATTGTCACCGAAGACCTTCTCGCCGCCTCCGAGAGCCGCCCCGCTACTGTCAGCCCACGTACGGGCGCGCAGGATCGATCGTAGCTGCATGCAGACTTGCCACAGTGTCATACGCCCACGAGCCTCTCTGCGACCGCCAGGCACGATCCTCGCTCGTCTGCGTCTGTGTCTGCGTCTGCGTCTGCGTCTGCGTCTGTGTCTGTGCCCTGTTTCTTGAAGTACTCCTCGAATGATTCAGAGACACGGGCCTCGACGGACTCCTGTGCCTCGATCAGTGCGTTCCGATGATCGAACGGGATGCCGAGCCATTCTGCGTACGAGATCGAACCGCCGACCTCTAGAAACTGAATCGCATTCCTGACGAGGATCTCGTGCTCGCTCACGATGTCGCACCCTCCAAGTCAGCGAGAAGCCCGATCTGGTACAGGTGACCGTTCACGTCATGCGTAGCCTGGAACGCCACAGGGAAACCGGCCTCGGCTTTATTCGTCAGAGCCAGCTCGCCCGCAGCATCGGGAACAGGGATTGCACTGTAGATGATGATCGCAGGGACCTGATCGGGGCTGTTCGGAAGAAAAAGAAGCTTCATCGCCTTGTCGCTGGCGAACGATCCTGACCGCTTGATCGTGTCAGTGGAAGCAGTCGTCGCGAAGCTGCGGCCCTTGATGATCGGTCGCCCGGTCTTGCTTGACGTCGTCACGTTCGGAAAGATTAAAGAGAGGGAAGTCGCGTCGAATTCCCGGAGGACCGCCGTGAGCGCAGCGGAGTCCCCGGTGCGAACATAATCGACCCGCTTCCCTCCGAACTCTTCCGCTGTCACCTCCTCCGCTGAATGGTTGATCATGAAGACGCCCGCCCGGATCTCTCCGAGATGCTCGCCAGAACTTAAAGCCAGAGCTGACGTCGTGATGTCTGTGAAGTTAGCGACGAGACGACCGTCGAAGTGGAAGACGTTCGTCGCAGCACCGACCGCCATCAGAGACCTCCCATCTGTTCCACAGGACGACCCTCGAAGATCGCTTTCACGAGCTTCGGAATCGCCGTCTTCGCCCGGTCTGTTATGCCGACGAACGGACGCCAGGCGATGTCCTGCTCGAAGATATCAACAGAGAACAAGAACCCGAGCTTTTTGATCGCGTCGAGCTTGTCTGATGCTGCCGATATCTTCTTGTCGAAGGCAGGAGCGAAGAGAGATCCGGAGGAAGACTCAGAACTCTTTTTACCTTTCTCGGCCTTCTCGACTCTGCCACGAGCGCGGCGCAAGGCGACGAATAGGTTCTTCCGGATGTTTCCCTCGATCGGTATCGTTGACTCTCCGCCCGGCTCGTTATGCTTAGACGCATAGTCGATATGTGCCAGGACGCCAGCCTCGACCTCGGACTTAGAGATCGGCTGCGACTTGATCGAATTGAACAGCTCGCCAGAATCTTTCAGCGGCTGATGATCAGAATCGAAGCGGCGGGAAAGAATGTTCGGGCTCTTGCGTCGCTGCCATCTCATTGCTCGCCAGCAGGCCCGAAGTCCGAGAGCTTTCCTGCATCGAAGTACGGGGTCGATGCAGAGTCTTCCACAGTCGGGGAGTTCTGAGCTGTAGAAGCCGGTTTACCTTTCTGACGCAGAGCCTTGACCGCCATCACGAAGTTGTCCCAGAGCTGACGACCTTCCTCCCGACTCTTGCCGCCGTACTGCGTCAGCTTCGCGATCACGCCATCACAGCCGATCATGACGTGCCTGGAGTCCGTATCATCGAAGACGACGCCAGCGTATACCTCGAACGCTGCCTCGGCGTCGTCGATCGCCTTATCCCGAAAGCCGGTATTGATGACCGTCTTCTCCGGGGCTCCAGCGTTCGTGCCAGGTCGGCGTGCTCGCTGCATGCGGAAGATAGTGACCAGGGAACAGTCTAGCGATCCACTTCTGAATGATTGACTCGGTGGCAGTGTCTGACCATGTAAACGTGTCATCGACAGAGAACTTCGACGAGCCGCCGACGATCGTATACCAGCCGCCATCGAACTCTGTAAACGGCGAGACGATGACATCATCGAACAGCAAGACGCGACCGACGTCAGCACTGGCGACCGTTATGTCGATCTTCAGATTGACGTTGTCTCTCATCGTCTTGTACCAGTTATCGACATCACCTCCCGGAGTCGTACCCGTTGCCATGCGGACGACTGTCCATGCATTGTTAGTCAGTGCCGAGATGTTCACCGATGAGGCTGTTGATCCGCCGATGTCGAACTCTACCGTCCCGCTGCCGCCGGTCCCCGTCTTGTAGACTGCGACCTGAACATACAGAGGGATGCCAGGAGTGATCGAGATGTTCCGCTCTTTCAGATCCTGATTAATTTCTAAGTCCTGCTCGCCTGTCGCCGACGTGAACTGCAATGAGTAATGCGTCGACGGAGCGCCAGGGTAATCGCGATAGGTAGTCGTGGAGAGGGCTAGCTGTCCGAGCATCCCTGCATCGTAGCCGCTCCATCCGGTGATGGCAGTCGGCACGGCAGTGGTTCCGGTGAACCGCTCGAAGCTCGGATTCTGAATGTAGTTCAGAGAGTTCCTCGCAGACAGAGCCCGGATATTCTTCGTGAGTCCAGAACCAGAGACGACGAGATTGTCTCGGAGCTTGTCAGCACCTCGGACCTCGAACATCTCCTCATGCTTGTCGGTTCCTGAAGACTGATCGCTGACGCAGTCAGCACGCTTTGCATCGGTGTGACCCGACTCGATCTGCATACCATTCTCGTCGACCTTCAATCTGTTGATGACGCCCGTGCCATCATTGCTCCCGGCGGCTGGAGTGCCGAGAGTCATCGCGCGAGACTGTACCGTGTACGAGTTCTCGGTGAAGTACGTGAACAGGCGGTCGAGGATCGCTTCGGGCGACGTCTCTGGAATCGACGCATGATCTGCCCACGTTCGCAGGCCCGTCGTGATCAGTTCGCGGGATACGGAATACTGGGAGTTCAGACTGCCGCGAAAGTTCTCCAGAGCCGATACCATCAGCGACTGCGTGTTGAAAGGAACGCCGTCGGCAGGTGTCAGAGATGAAAGGAAGTCAGCCTCGTGCGACGTGGCTCCGTTCGTGAACTTTTCGCTGTTCGCGTTCGCGTATTTGTCGAACTCGTTGACGACTCTGAACAGATCAGAGACGACGTTCTCGACCTCCGTCAGCGTGGGCATCGATCACCATTCCTCTCCGTGCGGGTCGTCATCATACTCGAAGGGGTCGCTGCTGATATGGGCTTCTGGAACCTCTGCCAGCGTGGGGTCGAGGACCGATGCAGGCGGGAGTTCGTTCTCGGATCGTGAATGCTTCTTCGCATCCTTTACACGGATCAGAACGAGACAATCAGCCGCCGGGATATCCTGCGCCTGTCGAGCGTATACGAGACCCGTGTCTCTAGCATCGGCGAGTCCGATCCCTTCCTCAAACTTCCGAGCAGAGAGGTTGAGGAGACGGAACGATGCTGCCTTGTTCAGTATGCGACCATCGGCATCAGTCTCGATCGCCCCGATGTAACGAGGTCGGAATACATAGTCCTTGACCTCGTCTCGGAATCTCTGGACTCGTTTTGCAGTCAGCTTCGTCAGGATGCCGAACGATCCCGGCTTCGACAGCCTCCCCCAGATCCCATCATCCTCTTCGCTGTAGTACGGTTTCTGAACTTCGACCTGAAAGCCGAGCCCGGCACAGTGACAGTGATGTGCGTACGGGATGCCCGACGCGGGGTGCGTCTTGATGCCGCAGAGATATTGAACTCGACCGGGGAAAGAAGCGCCGTAGTACCCGGAAGACTCTCTCTCTGCTTCTCGCTTCAGGCGAGCGGCTTCTTTCTCTTCGTCCGTCATCCTCGGCCGCCCCCGACCTTTCTTCTCTTGCGTAGCAGGTGCGCTCATATCTCGACTCAGCTCCAGAATGAAGGGGGTGAAAAGGTCAGGGCGTGATCGAACAGCACGCCCTGACCTTCAAAAAGAATCCGTTAGACAACGACCTTGCAAGTCGCAAGAGGGAGCGCCGCACCGAATCCTTTTCGCATCTTGAACCGGATGTAATTCTCATCGGACTCCCGTGCCCGGTCGCTGTTTGCGTCAGTCGCGGCGACCTCGGCGAGCGGCTCTCTGAGCTGCGAGAAAACAGCCTTTACTGGGGCGTTCGTCAGGAAGCAGTTCGCCTCGTCCGCCGTCGCTCGCTGCGTGATCCAGGGGATGACCGTACGACCGGCCCCCCGGATCTCATCAGAGACACCCGCACTGCTGTCAGCGACTCGCTCTTCACGCATGAACGCTCCGAGGATCGCACCGCTCTGTGCGGTGTTGCCGATCCAAACGAGCGGACCTTCGACGACGCCAGGGTCGAAGTGTGGCTGTCCCTTCGTGTCCTGGAAGTCAGCGAAGCGACCGATCACGCCGTGGTAGTTCGATCGGCATCCCGCCGCTGTCGTCGGCGCGGCGATGTCTTCGACGAGGTTGCCATCAGTCACGCCGAAGCGAACCGCGTCTGCTGCGTTGTAGACAGCCGTGCCATCGGGGGCGTTCGGAACGGTCGGTAGAAGCTCGTTGTCAGCCGTTCCGTTGATGATCTGAAAGAAGATCCTCTCGTCGAGCGTCGCGGCTGACTGACCTAGACCGCGCGCCTGATTGATAAGGTCACGGGTCTGATCATCTGCCTCGTCGTCGGCTTGCCACGAAATCGCTTTCGCCCAACGATGGTTGCTGACCTCGAATTGGATTCCTCTGAATCCCTCGAAGGGCAATTCTCCGCCGTATCCCCATCGACCGAGGTGCGGGGCTGCTTCCCAGTAGAAGTAAAACTCGCTCCGAGTGTCGGACGGAAAGTCGAGATCCATGCACTGCGACAGTCGCTCTGTCTGTGCTTCGTACTGACGGCGGTACGTTCCGAGGACGGCGGTACGGATTCCGGCCCTCTGCGATCCGCCTGCTGTGATCTGAGCTGGCATTGTGTCTCCTCTTTCCTATACGACCGGGACGGCGCGGTACTCGCCAGGCGTGAAGAGCTTCACGTCAGCGATCGAGGCCGAATAGATTTTCGTTATGATACCGATAGCACCGGCGCTGTTCAGGGTCGGAGTGATGACGTTATCGTCGGTGCCGTATGCCAACTCGCCGAGCTGGTCCGTCGTTGTCAGGGCATCGCCGAGCGATACCTGACGCAATACGACTCCGGACACGTCGACTCCGATCGTCGTCGCGGAGGTTGCAGTACTGAGCGTCGCCGCTGCGCCCGTTACCGAGTCGCCCGTATCGTTGGCGCTCGTGTAGTGAATGCGGGCGATTCCGAAGAACACTAGCTCGGTATCAGTGCCCAACCACTTCTTGACCATCGTTTGATTCGCACCCGACGACGCAGCATCGCCGTTCACGCCGACGAGAGCGCCATCGAAGATCGTCTCGCCGGGCTCGACCTGCATCTCGACGATGTTCCCCGGCGACTCTTTCCAGTCTGCTCGTGCTGTGAGGTTTGCCATGACTTACTGCCTCCAATTAATTTCGAGGTGATCCTTCAACGTCTCGCGACCGCGATCGAAGCCGCGCATTCTGGAGGCTAGAGACTCGTACTCGCTGTGAAGTTCGACAGCGTGGGCGAACGCGTCAGGGCCACGATCACGATACGCGAGAACTTCATCAGGCAGACTCTCGATCGTCTCGTTACCAGTCAGCAATCCTCTCTGACCTAACTGCTCGACATCTTCCGGAGGGTCTTGCGGCGTGCTCTTGCGGTACGAGGCCGCAAAGGTCCCGACAGTCGCAGCGGGGTCGACCGCTCCCTCTGCGAGCTTGACCATGTCAGACTTCACCGTATCGTCGATCGCCCAGCCCTCTGCCCGGAGCTTGTCACATTCTGCGTCGACCGTCTGCGTGATCGAGTCGGCAGTCTCTCTGTCTCGTTGCTTCTTCTCCAGGGCTGCGAGCCGCCCCGCCGTCCTCGCGTTCAGCGATTCGAGGCTTTGGAGCTTCTTCATATCCTCTTCCTCCTCACCGTTCTCTGCGTACTGCTCGACAGGTTCGAGCGGCTTCTCCTCGTTGTCGTCGCCGAGATTCTCTTCCGGTTCATCTGACTCGTCAGAGCCGAGCGATGCTTGAATCTCCTCGATCTTGGCGGCGATCGCGTCGGAGATCATGCCGGGGATCGATTCCTGAAGTTCCTTGATCTTGCCGTCGATGTCGCCTCCAAGACCCTCGGTCTCTTCTTCGTCAGGTTTCTCGTCCTCTTGTAGCTTGATCGTCGTGACGGGCGACTCGGACTCGGCCGCTCGTTTCTTGCTTCGAGGCATAGGGCCTCCTCCAAGTCTTTGGACAATGAACAACGATTCGTCGCCACGACACAGTGCAACGACATAAGGATTCTCTCTCACCTCTCCGAGAGTCAGCATCGGAAGTTTGTGATGCGGTGCCTCGGACTCTAACAATGCCAGACTCTCGATCTCAGGATTCCATGACGCGTTGACCTCGATCGATCGATACGGAAGCCGTAGCTCCTTCATGCTCTCGAAGTCTTCTGGATCGACGCCGACAATGTCAGCGAAGAGGGCGTCGCGAGACTTGCCGAGAACCTTGACCGAACCGACATGCGTAGGGCGGAAGAAGCCGAGCCTCTTGCGTCGCTCCCCGTTGTCGTGATGCTCTTCATGTACTGCGGGGAGGTGTCCGTCAGCTTCGCGGGAACGATGCGTCTGGATCGCCTGACGCATCCATTCGGCGTCGATCTTCTCCCGGTTGCGTCGTTCGCCGACCTCCATCTCTGCCAGGATCGGGACCGCCTTGATCGTCCAGAGAGCATCGTCACCCTGGATCGCGGTGAATTCTCCACCAGGAATCTCGGGCTGTTCGGTGTAGTCTGTAAGCTGTGACACGCTAGAAATCGTCGCAAGAATAACCGAGAACACAAGAGCATAATGTCGATGCCTCCAGTCGATAACACAGATCTCCCGCTGATCAGCATCCGCCGTCTGCGATTATCTGCCGACGAGCTGGCGTCGCAACTCGGTGCGCCGACAGAGCTTATCCGAATGTACCAGAGGAACAAGTTCACGCATGATCTGAAGCGAGGGGAGATTAAAGCGGACCTCGGTTTTATGTCAGAGGAGCTGTCTGCCTTTATCGTCATCGCTTACTGCCATCATCGACACGGGATGCCGATCTCGGGCACTGACCGCATCGCGTACACCGCTGTACAGAAGCTCTGCACAACGTTCGCACCCGACTCGGTGTTCCTCGTCATGCGTGGCGAGAAGGGTCAGACGCAGGGGGCGCTTCTGACAGGCGAGAAGATCTTCCTCGACGATCGCGGTCCGTACGGCAAAGCCCCGACGGTCGTGTTCGATTTGACAGCTCTGCGCCACTACTGCGACGCCGCTCTGGAGGATAGACGTCTGAAGCTACCGAGAGCGCAGGAATGCGTGCTGTCTCCAGACGATCCTCGAATCAACCGTAGGTCGCTCTGTTAGGTCGTCGACCGAAACCCGAGTTCGGCTGATCAGGACCAGCCCCCGGCAGATGATCGATGTCACGATCGAGCTTCTCTCCGTTCGGCAGTCGCACTCTGACCTGACCATTCGACAACAGCAGGCCTTCCTCTTCCAGCGTCCCGCGATCGACAAGCTGAACAGAGCACCGGCACTTGTAGTACAAGGGAGGGCTGAGCTGAT